AGGACCGCAGGGCCCACAGGGTGAACAGGGCATTCAAGGTATAACTGGCGATACTGGCCCACAAGGTCCTCAGGGTATTCAAGGTGAAACTGGTATTGGTATCAATCTTAAAGGTGAAGTTGCAACTCCAGAAAATTTACCAACAACTGGTAATGTTCAAGGTGATAGTTATGTTGTTACAAGCACTGGTAATTTATATACTTGGGATAGTACTCAGTGGATTGATGTTGGACAAATTGTAGGTCCACAGGGACCACAAGGAGATACTGGCGCAACTGGCGCACAAGGTCCACAAGGAGATACTGGCGCAACTGGCGCACAGGGACCACAAGGTATTCAGGGTATTACTGGTGACACTGGACCAACTGGTGCTACAGGTGCAACTGGTCCTCAAGGCTCACAAGGCATTCAAGGTATTCAAGGTGAACGAGGTATTCAAGGTATTCAAGGAGCGACGGGTGCTACAGGTGCTACAGGAGCAACGGGTGCTACTGGTAGTGCTGGACAAGGTTTTAGATTTTTAGGTGATTGGGTTAATTATTATTTCTATTCTCCATATGATGTGGTTGTTTATTCTGGTGAGAGTTATGTAAATAAAGTTGCAAGTATTTCAAATTTACCAACTAATACAACCTATTGGACTAAAATGGCAGCCAAAGGCGCTGATGGTGCTACAGGTGCAACTGGTGCAACTGGTGCAACTGGTGCAACTGGTCCAGGTGTTGCTGCAGGTGGTACTGCTGGTCAAGTTCTTAGTAAAGTAGATTCAACTAATTTTAATACTCAATGGATTAACTTACCTGCTTATGATGCTAACTATGCAAACTTTGCTGGTACTGCATTCTCAGTATCAGGTTCAAATGTATCAGGTGCAGTAGGACTTGCAACATTTGCCACAACAGCAAATGCAGTAACGGGTGCAAATGTAAGTGGTACTGTAGCAAATGCAACTTATGCAATCACTGCAGGAACTGCTTATTCAGTAAATGCTGCAAATATCAGTGGTACAGTTAATCTTGCTAATTTTGCTACAACAGCAAATGCAGTAGCAGTTGGTAATGTTGTTGGCTTAGGCAATATTGCAACTGTGAATTTAAATGGTAATGCAAGCCAAGTTCTTTATGGCAATGGCGTATTTGCTGCTGCTGGTGGCGGTGGTTCAGGTACCCCAGGTGGTGCTAATACTCAACTACAATTTAACAATTCAGGTGCCTTTGGTGGGATAAGTAATGTTACATTTGATGGTTCAAACTTATCATTAGGTAGTGTAAGTACAATCAAGATTGCTGGTGGTAGTTCAAGTTATGTATTACAAACAGATGGCTCAGGAAATCTTTCTTGGGTAGCACAATCAGGTGGCGGTGGTGGAGCAGGTGAAACATTCAATCCATTCTTGCTTGCAGGAATGTAAAATAATTTAAGGAAAAAGAAATGGCTAGTTCATATAAAGTTTTAGGTCAAGTAGTTCCAGCAGCGACCACTGCTACCACATTATACACCGTACCAAGTGCTACTCAAGCAGTAGCAAGTACATTAACAATTTGTAACCAAGGAGTTACAACAACAGTTAGAGTTGCAGTAAGACCAGCAGGTGCTGCTCTTGCCTTGCAACATTATATTGTATATGAAACATATGTAAACTCAAATGATACATTGTTTTTAACAATTGGTGTTGCATTAGCAACTACTGATATTGTTACTGTTTATGCAGGTACTGCAAACGTTTCTTTTGGATTGTTTGGTTCGGAGATTGCATAATGACTGTTGCATATACAAGTCAAAAAACTATTGGATCAAAGGATATTCCTCCTTCACGTTCATTTAGTTTAACTAGCCCATCAAACACTTATACAAGACCAAGTGATTGGCTAACATTGCCAACCATTTCAACATCTGATCAAAAGTTTGTTGGATTACATGCAGTTCATGATAATGCTAGTAATTATGTAGCATTGAGTGCAACTGTTCCTACAGGCAGTTTTCAGGTTGATTGGGGCGATGGTACTGCACCACAAACTTATGCAACTGGAGCAACTGCACAATATAATTATACCTATTCAACAATTTCAAATTCAACTATCTCAACCCGTGGTTACAAACAAGTTATTGTTACTGTAACTCCTGTTGGAGCGGGATTGTTAACAGTAGTTGATTTAAATAAAAAGTTTATTAACGTTCCTGCACTTCCAGCATATACAGCAAAATGGTTAGATATTGCAGTAGGTTCTCCAAATTTAACAACTTATACTATTGCGGGTTCAAGTCCAGTTATTTCATTCTCACTATTAGAGCAAGCATCAATTATAAAAACTGCTGCAAATTCTACAGGTTTTTTCAATTATATGTTTATGACTTTGCCTGCATTAAAAAGTGTTCCGGTTCTTGCTGGACCTGATAATTGGAATGCTGCAAATGGTATGTTTGCAAGTTGCTTTAGTTTAGTTTATCTGCCAAGTTTACCACCAACAAGTGCAAGTTCATTTGGTGGAAGTACTATGTTTCAAAACTGTTATAGTTTATCACAATTTCCAACAATACCAACTCAATGTGATAGTGGAACAAACATGTTTGCACAATGCTATAATATGGCAATTGCTCCTGCAATTACTTTTAGAAATGCCAGTTCATTAGCACTTGCTTACAATACTTGCACGAAATTAGTTGATGCAAGCCAAATTAAAATCTTAAATTTAGGTGGTAGTACTTCATTCAATTCATTTTTTAATGGTTGTTCAAGTTTGGTTAATGCACCATATTTAGATACAATTAATGCTAATGATATGTCTAGTATGTTTTCAGGTTGTGTAAGTTTAAAATCAGTTCCATTATATAATACTAAAACCAATGCTACTTTTACAAGTATGTTTAGTGGATGCAGAGCATTGGAAACCGTTCCATTATTTGATATGGTATATACTTCCAATGTTGTTACTATTACAAATATGTTTTTAAATTGTACATCATTAACTAAAATTCCAAATTTTAATTTTTCAAAAGTTAATGCAGCCGTTACAACTTTTTCAGGTTGTATTTCATTAAAAACAGTTCCGGATTTGAATTTAGAAAATGTAAACTTTTTAACTGGTTTTTTAAGTGGTTGCACTTCTCTTGAGACTGTTGGTAATTTAACAACTACTAAAAATAGTGGTTTAGATAGTACCTTTTCAAATTGTGTAAATTTAAAAGTTGCACCAACTATGGATACTGCAAATGTAACTACTTTTATTAGTGCATTTAATGGTTGTACTGCATTAACTTCAGTTCCATTATATAATACAAGCAATTCAGTTAACTTTAATTCAATGTTTGCTAGTACTCAAAACTTAAGTACTATTCCAGCATTTGATATGTCAAAAGCCACACAGGCTACAAGCATGTTTAATACGTCAAAAATTATAACAGTGCCTGATCTTAATACTGCAAACATGACAAATTTTACAAATATGTTTAATGGTTGTACATCATTAATTAAAGCACCTGGATTAGATACTTCAAAGGCAACAAATATTACAACATTATTTACAACTTGCCCTGCTTTAATTTCAATACCTACATATAATTGTTCAAATGTAACAACTTCACCGGCAGCGTTTACTTCAGGTGCGGTTTCATTAAGTGCAGTTGGTATTACTGGATTAAAATTAACTCACAGTTATGCAACTAACCTTTTAAACAAAGATGCATTAGAAACAATTTGTGCGAACCTTGGAGTTGCAGCAACTACACAAACATTAACTATTTCTAGTAATCCTGGTGCAGATACTGCAGTTACTGTTTCAGCAGCAACTATTAGTATTAATAGTGTTGATGCATCAAGTACTACTGGAGTATTAGTTGGTATGTATGCATATGGTAATGGTACTAATTCGCTTACTGCAAACTTTTTAAGTTCAACTAGTGAATTTCAAGTTCCATCATTCAATGCGATTGAGCCGGGCGATGGTATCATGTTTGGATTTACAGCATTTACTGTTAACCCAGGATTAACTGTTAACCAAACTTATTATTCAGTTAACTCAAGATCAGGTGGCTATTTTAAATTATCATTGACTCCGGGTGGTGCACCAATCACATTGACTGCAAGTTCAAGCGGGACAATAACTTATGCAAATTATGTTACCGCAGTAAGTACAAATAATGTAACATTAAAACTTCCAGGAACTTCAGGCAGCGGATTATCGGTTCAATTTAGAAAACTAAATACTCATGCAGCCAGAATAAAGAACTGGACAGTTACAGGATAATTTATGGAAAATGGATTTTACGCAGTTATTGATGATCAACTTCAATTTGGACAAATGGTATCGTTTGTTGATAATACCGTGCTTGTTGTGGAATTAAAGGATACTTATACCTATCCAATACAAGGTTGGTATTACTTTGACACTAGACAAGAAGCCCGCACATTCTTTAACGTTGTTGAGGAGGAGCAATCAAATGGTTGATTTTTCAACAAGCCAATTAACTTGGATAATTATTGGTGCTTGTAGTTTGGGTGGTACAGGGTATGTTTCAATGAGTGATACGGTTAGTGCAGTTGATAAGAAATTGGCTGTGTCAATCAACCAACAAGAAGCATATGGTAAATCTATTGAGGCAATGCAAAAGCAATTGGACCGTATTGAACAAAAAATAAACGAAACTCAAAGAAGATAAATATCTATGTATGAGGGCAGATTATTACGCCATAATGATTTCCTTTTTAAACCTCATACTTTCCGTTAGTAAAAAAGCCCAGATCAAAAGTCTGGGCTTTTCCTATTATACTTTAGTATTCTCTATTTGTTTTTCAAGCATTTAAATAATCATGTGTTCATTCTTTTTACATTAAAAATCTAAAATAGATTTTTGGGGCAGACTTTACCGTCTGCTCTTTTTTTTATTTGTACAAATTCAACATCATTTGATATTGTATGTACAATTCATTTAATTGAGGATTTTGTTTTCTGATTTCTCTTTCCCGTTCTGACTTAGTTGCTTCACAGATCAACTTATCTACCCGTGATTCTGGCATATAAATCGCAACAACATCTTCTTGTTGAAAGGGCAATTGATTACTTTTAGGTCCAACATACATTGGTACTTGACTGAATATGTTTACCTTTCGGTAAGTTCTTTCTACTGTACATTGGTACAATTTACTGAACAACTCATCATTCATGGCAGCACCTTTGTATAATACACATTACCAACTTTGCGTGTAACAAGTGTTGTGCGGCTGCCACCACAAAAGTTTGGCATTGTCCAGTTGGGATCATTGATAGCATTCTGACATGGATCGCGACGATCATAATAGCCACCAACAATTTCAACGTAGCCAGCGCATCCAGTTGTAATCAGTGTAATCAAAAAGGTTAATAATACTCGCATTAGAATTCCTCATTAGGTGATACTAGTTATGCTTTTGATTCAATTTCTTGCCAAGCACGAGCCCGCAATACTTCTAACAGATTTTCAATCTCATCAATATATTCTAAACAATCTTGCCCGCGTGTACGATTGAGGTTGTATACATGCTCATCAATTTGATCAAGCAATCCCAAAATAGTATTTCTGTTAAGACGCTCAAACATAGAATCAGTCATTTGTTACTCCTAAAATTAAAAATATTCCCGCAAGTAGTTTAAATTGAACTCATTGATAGTTTTATCATCATCTTTTCTGTCAAGACGAGTGAACCAACGCAAGTCACTGGTGAGTTCTAACAATAAATCAATTTCATAGTCAGTACCATAATTATACTCGTCTCCTACGCTGAAGTCATCAGTTGATTCGTCATTGGACAATGTATTGATTGCTTGAGCAAGTTCATTGAACAAATCTTGGCTTGAATTATATTCTTCAAGCAACTTGATTTTTTCTTCAATGCGGCGTGCTTTTTCACGGTTGCGACATTCTGTGTTGATTTGGTCTTGAGACTTTGTAGCAACTAGCATGTTGAACTCCAAGTAATTAAGAAAGAATAAACATTATATTACACAATTGATTTATCGTCAACCTACTATGTTGTATTTACGCAACAACTTCTTGTGTAATTTCATCAATTGCAGACTGACACGTGATGAACATATCTTCCATCAAACAAAATTGCTCCTCTGTGCAATTTTCTGCAAACATTTGGTTGTCAATCATTTCACGCAAATCAAGAAGATGTTTAAGAGCAGTAGTCATTTTGAACTCCAAGTAATTAAGAAAGAATAGTGAGTATATGTTAGATTGGATTTAATGTCAACCTACCCAAATGTTGTCAAAAATGCAAAAAAACTTGACATAGGCCAGCATTTCCTATACAATGCATAAATACTGTTACGCTGTTTTAAGAGTCCAGCGTGACGTAAATTACCTTTGTAATCGGATGCCCATTGTTAGCGCAGTGGGCATCATCTTCGCTAAAAGAGATTATTAGGGTGTCATATTATAAAGGATAAATCAAATGACAAAATTAACAAATAGCCAACCTGTATTAAATGCTGCTGAAGTGTACTATAACTACAACTACATTAATAGTAGTTGTAGTTATAGTAATAGTGATAGTACACTTCAGCAAAGCACTGGTCCTTCGGACCCTTCTAATGAAAGTGTTAAAGCGCCTTCGGCGCTAATTTCCTCTAAACCCCTTAGTGATTCAAAGGCAAAAACAAGGCATCATGGACCAGAGATTGTTCAACCCAAAAATATCCCAAGAAAAATCTCATTGGAAGATTATTACGATAAAATTAATATCAGTGTAAATGAAATACGCAGAGGTAAAAGAACTGATAGAATGACAGCATACATTTCAATCAAAGATGAAAACGACAAGAAGTTTTCTATTTTCTTACGTTCAAGTCTTACATCTTCAATTGATGAAACATTTAGGTCATTGCGTAATACTGATAACAAACATCTAACTGATATATTAATTGAGATAGGTGCTAACTGCCCAAAAGAAGCAAAATTCTTTACGGGTAGATTACGTTACAACCCAAGAAGATGGAAGATTGAAGATGCACATAAAACTAATCTTAAAAATGCAATCATAGGTATCTATGATTTTGGTAAACATATGACAGCAGTTCTTTATATGCTTGATGAACCTTATGTGATTGAATTGACGGATGATCTAACAACTAAACAAACTATGTTTGATTTCACTGGTGCGTTTGAACGAGATATTAAGGAGGAAGAATAATATGGCAAATCCCTATGGAAGTCCCTGGCTGAAACCAGTGCGTGTTTGGTTTAAAGATTATAGATACAAAGTAAAATATGATGCAATTAAATTGCATACTACAACTAAATTTACTGTAACAGAATATAATGCTTATTTGGTTATTAATAAGAATGTATACCTATCAAAAAACTCAGATAAATTTAGATTGCGTAGTCATATAGATTGGGCTTGGTATGATCCTAAAACATTAGCACAAGCAATTGATTCTGATACAGTAGAAAGTTATTATGAAATTATGCTTACGCATTGTAATTCTGATCCAAACATTTGGAAAGATCCAAACGAAGAAATGGAATTAAAAAGTTTATATGCTGCTAGAGTAGGCAGAGCCAGTTTATTATAAGGAATCAACATGTCGGGTAAATTTACAGGAGCAATCAGTCCAACTAATGACTTGAGTAAAAATCTAGTTAGACGTATTAGAAAAGAACAACCCAGTTTACAACTGATTAGTAAATGGCATCAAGAATGGCTTGAACGGGGCTTGGATAAGAAAATAACGTTTCAAGACTTTAAAAAACAAAAATGCAAGCAGTATCATTTAGAACGAAACTCAAAGAAGAAAAGGTAAGAAAAAGTACCCTTATACCACACTTTTACCCATAATACGTTAAATAATAGTATAGGGAGTGCTATAATGATACAAATATATTACGATTTAAAACAAACAACCGCAACTACAAATTATATGACAATTGAACAAAAAGATTGGGATTACCTAATAGCGCAGATCATTGGAATTCAATCCTACATGTGTGAACTTTCATTAAGCACAAATGCCGATATTAAGGATCTTGTGAAATGGTTTACAAAGCCCAATTCAAGTTTGCCATTTCACAGTAAGTTTAAAAAGCACAACTCACCGCAGTCATTTATCAGCGGAACATTAAACAACACAATGTTTGGTAATCAACGGGACTTGAGTGAAGTACAAGCCCAACACTTGCAAATGATCATTAACACCTTTGTTGGTATCGTGGATGCAATCAAAGATTTAAAGATAGACTTACAAAAGAATTCAACATTAGATACCATAATGTTTACTGAAAATCTGTGGGTGCGCTAATGACTAAAAGAATCTTTCGTTTGGTAACCGTAAAGCATGCTGACTATCAAGAAGGCTACGTATTCAATATAACAATAGATGAAAACAATATTCAATCATTGCGTCAAATTTGGCAAACAATTGATATTGGTGGCGAAGTAATTCAAACATTAATTGATGTGGATAATATTTGCGAAATGATGTCAGAGAAAAATTCAAGTGATTTGCTAATCAGCGATTTGCCTGCATTGTTTGAAGTGTACAAACATATTTTAGATCCAGATCAAGTTAATGAATATCTTGAAGAAAGCGAAAGTTATCTTGAAGATGAAATGATGGAAATGCTAGACCCAAGAGCATTGCTTAAAGCAAACGATAAGACACAAAAGGTTAATTATTTGCATGATGATATAGTTAATCAAATGACTAAAAAATGAAACAGTTAACTATCCTTCACATAGTCAATCGTGAATTTTCATTAGACACAATAGATCAAATCTTAAAAAACTGTTTGCCAGGCAGTTATAAGATTGTTTGGCATACAAAGAAATCTATTTGGGAAATGTGTTTAAAGTACAATGGTAAAGACTGGCAAGACTTAAGTTAATCTCAGGTTCATAATGAATAAAATAAATAATCATTATGGACTTAAACAAACCAAAACGCGGAAGACCTCGTTCCACTGACCCTGAAGTAAGGCAAAGAGCGATTGAAAGAGTTAGACCTAAAATTAAAAAAATAGGTAAAGTCAAAAAGCCTTCGTCAGGCAGACCGCATCAAAACAATTATAGAATACTTGATCAAGACTGGACAGATTATCCCGGTCAAAAGCCATTGGGCCGCATTGAACGAATTATTTCTATCACCGATACAAAACAACGAGGATTATTATTTAATATGCCAATACCAAATGAATTACCACCTACAAATTTTGCAACATTGTATGGATTAGATAGAAAGAAACACTGGAAAGAATTGGGGTTCAAATGCCAAGATTGCGGTATTACTGTACAAGACCCTGATGTAGTTAAAAAACATGGTTTGGTCTGTACTAAACAGTTAAAGATAAATAAAGAACAAGAGGAAGAATAATGCCAGTACATAGAATAAGCAAAAACGGAGAAACATTTTATCAATGGGGCACCTCTGGTAAAATGTATAAAACAAAAGCAGAAGCAGAAGCACAGGGTCGTGCAATATACGCTGCTGGATATAAAGAAAAACCTAAACCAAAAAACAAATGAATCCAACACAAACAAATTACAAACTGGTTAAAGGACCAGACTCAATCACATGGTGTAGTCTTGAACCATTAATGAATGATATCAAAAACTCTATCATTCATTTAATGGATCTTGAATTACCACAAGATGAAGAAATGGGTAGAGATCAAAAACTCATGGGCTTAAAAGCAGTGTATGAAATATTGGGAGCCCTAGTTCAAGAAGCAAATTTAGTGGAGTATAAAAATGCGACAATTAATTGATCGTCCAAACACCAGCCATTGTCGTGCATTAGACAGAATGATTGTTGAGTTTTCCAAGTATCTTTCCGAAATGGAATTAGATATTTGCTTGGAGTTTATTGAAAAGATCAAAGACTCAAAATGGGATGCCAACTGGTCAGAAACAGATGCTGCAACTCAAATCAAGATTATGCTTGGTGATAATAGATACAAGCAATTGAAATTGCAATGGGGCAAAGACAATCAACATTTGCTTAAGAATACAGGTGCAAAAAAGTTTCGCAGATTAGCAGATAATACATTGTGGGATGGGTTAGATCCAGAAGATAATCCTGCAGACTATGTAGAAGTATTTGCATGACCCAAGCATTTGTTTACAAATGGATTCATAAACCAACTGGTATGTGGTACATTGGTTCACGTACCGCTAAGGATTGTCATATCAATGATGGATACATTTGTTCAAGTGAAATAGTAAAGCCCATGATACTTGCCAACCCAGAAGAATGGGAACGCTCAATTATTGAAACGGGTGAAAGCAAAGATATGCGCAAACTTGAATCCCGATTGTTAATGGAATCAAATGCAAAAAATAACATAATGAGTTTCAATAGAAGTAATGCAGATGGACCACCAAAACAAAGTAGGAAAAGAACTATGGAAACACCTATGAAAAATAATCAAATTGATCAAACGCCAAAGAAGGGTCGTGGGGGAAAACGAGCCAATTCAGGGCGCAAACTTGGAGCAACCCAAAAGTTATCAGCCACAAGTTTATTAGATGCAATCGCTCAAGTTGATGTTCCATTTGAACAGGGTATTGCTGAAGATTATCATAGAGCCCGCTTATCAGGTGATCTTTATGTTATTCAAAAATATCAGAACATGATCCTAAGTAAAGTTATTGCAGATAAACAAGCATTAGACGTTACCAGCAACGGTGAAACAATGCAAGTTCAATTGGTGTTTACCCCAGTAGAACTTCCAGAGTGGAAGTCAAACACTCTATTATAAATGAAAACTTATCCAATCAATTTGTATGGTGAGCAAACTACAATCTTTAATGATTGGTTAAACACTCGCAAACATTCAATCAACATTGTTCCAGTAGGATCAGGTAAAACATTTCTTGCAGCACTTGCACTTCCAATATTTGCAAGTGATCCCAAGTATCATATGAATCGTGATATCGTTTACTCTGCTCCAACCATGGGCATGATCTCAACATTAATATGGGAACCACTCAAGCGCACTTGTAAAGAATACTTTAATATTGCCGATAAGGATATTAATAATTCTAACATGACCATTAGGTTCCCCAATGATATCTTTATCCGTTGCAAAAGTGCAGAACAAAGAGAAAATCTTCGTGGTATGAATGCTTCAATTTGGATTGCAGACGAAGCAAGTTTGTATACTGAAGATTCATTACAAGAGATAACCAATAGACTTCGCCCATCAGTTAATGATCCAAATAGTGCAGGTCGTTTGATTGTTATATCAACCCCACATGGTAATGGACCTTTATATTCATTGTTCAAAGCAGCGAACAAACTGCCAGATCAGTTTATAGTTAGGCATTATAACTATGAGCAAATGCGAGCAGGTAACTTAAAGTATATTCTTGATCAGAAAAAGATATTAAGTCCAATGAAGTTTGCCAGTGATTACATGTGCAGTTTTGAAACGATTAGCGATCAGTTCTTTTATGCATGGGATAAACATAAGTTTTGCAAACCTGTTGTTGATCTTGGTGGCGACTTATATTCAGGGCATGACTTTAACAAGCGAGTAATGTGCGCTGTGGTTGCTCAAGTAAAGAACCCCTATAAACCTAATGGTGAGATTGAAATATTAAAATCATATGCCATCAATGATTGTTCAACTGAAGGTATCGCACAAGCAATCAGACAAGACTTTCCAAGAAGAAGAATCAATAGTGTAATTGATATGTCAGGTACTCAAGTAAACAGAGATACTACCAGTGCGTTTGGTATTACTGATAGAACCATTCTTGAAAAGTATGGCTTTGCAATCATAAACAATCGTAATAGTAATCCATTGATAGCAGATACAGACAATACCTCAAATGCTTTTATCAATCAAGGTAGACTGATTATTAATCCAGATGATGAACGATTATTAGAATCATTATCAACCTATCATTTTGAAGATGGTACTCGTAAAAAGTTAGTCAAATATACTGAACAAGCCTATGCTCATATAGATGGTTTGGGAGATAGTTTACGATATTTGATTCATCACTTGTTTCCTATTAGACATGATACTGGGCTTGAACAAGATTATGTTACCAGTGATACAAGATTTTATAAGAAGCCTGGTGGCGAACATTTACCAGTTAGTCCTCTTTATGCTGGTGGTCCAACTTGGGAAGAATTATTAACCACAGACGGTGAACAAGAAAATGATTACCAAACTTGGTAAAGTTATTCATCATTTATCTTTAATGATAAATAAAATAACTTAGGAACATTATGGCAACACGATCAAGAAATGCAACAGAAGCAGATTATCAATCTTACTTTGACAGTCATATTAAACATGACCCAGTAACTGATTGCTATTTGTGGACAGCAGCAAAGAATAACATTGGCTTTGGATTCTTTAGATACCAAGGCAAAATGCAAACAGCCCATCGTGTTGCATTAAAACTTATTGGTCAAGATATAGAGGGCAAAGTTGTTCATCATGTGTGTAACAATTACGATTGTGTTAATCCTGATCATTTAGTTGCAGGAACTTATAAGAATAAAGGGGAAAGCATGAGCAAAAAAGGCAGTGCTGGTGTTGTTAGTAAAAACCCTAAATATTTTCAAACGTGTCCTCACTGTGGTTATCATGGTATTCCAGGTATCCTCGGAAGGTTTCATAATGATAAATGTAGCCAAAAGGTTTAATTTTTACAAAGACTAAATACATATTATGATTACACTTATCTGCGGTGCCAGTTTGGCAATAGCGCATCAATGCAAACTTAAGGAAACAAAATGAGGAACAAAGATTTACTACATCGCAGCGCAATCTACACTGCGATCTACCAAACAATGGCCGACTATCAGTTGGCATATCTTGGTGGAACAGCATTCAAAAGACAAGCACGTAAGAAGCGCCCAAGCGAAGATGAAAAGATTCATATTGATGTAATCACTCATACTGTTGCACAGCCTATTTGCCGTTATATCGTTGATACATTAAACAATTATGTATTTGAACCGGGCATAAAACGTGACTTAAGATTTGCAACTCCGCAGGGTGTTCCAGTTGATGAAGAACTAACTGACTGGGCTGAACTTTTGCAATTAGATGCAAATATGACCAACAACAGTTTAACTGGTGTTATGGAACAAGTTGGTCAAGTATCAAGTATATTTGGTTATGCTTGGGTATTTGTTGATATGCCTCAACAAGAAGAAGGTAATCTTGGTCGTCCATATGTGTGCGTTGTAAGTCCAATGGATGTGTTAGATTGGAACTTTGAATTCTATGGTGGTCGTCAATTATTAAAGTATGTTAAGGTTAGAGAGTTTGAAGAACATGATTGTGTATATTTTAAAATATATCGCTTAGGTGACTCAACAACTCCATCAAGTTGGGAAAGTTGGAAAGTTATAAAAGACAACAACTCAGAAGGTCCTGCAGAATTATTAGACAAAGGTACCTTTCCTCCTGGTATGGCTATCCCTGGTTTCATTGCATATGGTCGCAGAGATCCACGTAGAACTGATGTTGGTATCAGTGATATTGATGCAGCAAGTGATGCACAACGTGAGCATTATAAATTAGAGTGCGAAGCATACCAATCAATTCAATTTGCAAAAACAATCATTCGTGCTGATCCAGGTATCAAAGTGCCAGCACATGCAGGTGCAATTGTAAGAGCAACCCAAGGACAAATTGAATCAATCAAAATTGATACTCAAGATGTTCAAATGATTATTGACAAACAACAAGATATCCTTGAACAGTTAGAAAAACTTCTTGGCTTTGGTGGCTTACGCAAGAATGTTGTTACAGCAGTTTCTGGTGTATCAATGATTGAAGAACGCCGTAATGTTCATAAACTTGCAAGAGCAAAAGCCAGATTAATGGAAATTTGTGAAGAACAAATTTGGACCTTTGCTGCAAGATTTATGGATATGCGTTGGGCTGGTGAAGTGCATTATGATACTGATTATGAAGCAAGCGATACCGATTATCGTTTGGCATTATTGAACCATGCAAAAACTCTTGCTGGTGATAATCCAATCATTCAAGGATTGATTGTTAAAGAGTTAGTTGCATTGCTTTGCCCACCTGAAGAAGTAAATGAATATGTAACCGCGACAATGCCAACGTTACCACAAGAGTATCAAGATATTGTATCAGAAGAACACATGGGAAGTTATACACGCGATTTAGGTATTCAAGTTCCAATTAAAGGAACTCAAGAAACCGATGAGATGGAAGAAACAGAACTTTATTCGGGCTTAGGAACAGGTATAACTTATACTGGTCAGTCAAGTTACAATCCAGTGGCAGATCAGTTGGTTGGACAAGCATCAGGAAGATAACATGTTAGCAGATTCATTAAAAAAATATTTAGGAACCAATATAGTTTTTACCACAAAGGCGCAAGCCTTTCACTGGAACACAGAAGGAATGTTGTTCAGTCAATTTCACGAGTTCTTTGGTGAGATTTACACAGACACATATAGCGCACATGATACTATTGCAGAACACATCAGAACATTAGATGAATTTGCTCCAGGATCATTAAGTCGTTTTGCAGAATTGAGTATTTTGACTGAACAAACCAAGATACCAAAATTAAATTTAATGGTTAAAGAATTGTTGGAAGACAATGACAAGATCCTTAAATTTTTAAAAGATTTGTTTGATGAAGCAACAAAAGAAAGAGAAAATGGAATTGCAAACTTTATTGCAGATAGACAAAGCCAGCATGGTAAGTGGCATTGGCAATTGAGGGCAACTCTTCAACCAGAGTAAATACAAAAAGATAAATACTGTTTGTAGAACAAATTAATCCTATCGGTGACTCCGTTATAGTCTTAACTAAGGAACTTTAAAAAATGAGTGATTTCAAAAACGAAATTAATAGCGTTGGCAACGTTAGCCAGGTAGCAGATAACCTTGATGCAAGTCAAAACACTGAAGGACAAGCGCAAGTAAACCCAGGTGCGATCCGTAAGGCTCAAACTCAGGGAATTCTTAATGCTCTAAGTGCAGCAGCAGGGACACAGTTTGATAGTGTTGAAGCCGCAGCAGCATGGGCAGCAAGAGTTGGCGCAGGTCAACAACTCGGTGGTTCCGCACAACCAAAGGTAGATAATCAACCAAAGCAAGGTAGAACCACTACTACTGATCTTCAAGAACAGTTTAGCGCATTGCAATCAAAACTTGCAATCCAAGAACAAGTTCTTCGTGAGAAAGAATTAGATGGTGATATTCGCAGTGCAATGGGTGAGAAATTTGACAGTGATCTAACTGATTATGCTATGACAAAAGTAAAGTCTAACATTCAATGGAATGAAGATGGTACTTATAATATCATAAACACTAAAGGTCAACAACGATACTCACAAGATGGTACGCCTTTAACGATCCAAGGGTTAGTAGAAGAAGTTGCAAAGGGTAATCCTAAACTTCTTAAACAGAATATATCTAACAGTGGATCAGGTTTACGACCAGGACAAGGTAACTTCGCAGGTGCTCCCGACGATGCTATCCCTGATTATACTCGCGACCCCGCAGCATTCAATGCTTGGGCACAACGAAATGGTCTAGGAAAGAACGTTGGATTAAAGGGTACAAACATTCAAGTTTCCAATTCTATGGTAAATAAAAAGATATTCTGATTGCCAACATTCATTTAAAGGAAAATTAAAATGGCTTATATTTTAGGTGGTTCAAACGACGAAGGCTTCGGCTTTGAAAAAGCAATTGCAAACTTCGCTATTCGTGCAGTACACGAGTCAACTGGTCTAGTTAACTTAACTACAGTTGTTACTCCAACTCAAGGTAACGTATTTGAGATCCCAACATTCGCTCCAATTACATATCAGGACTACAATCCTGCTGGTAGTGGTGGTAATGTTTCTGGTAATGCTTCAGAGCAAAACCCAGCACTAGGTCAAAATTCAATTACTGCTAGCCCAACAGCAGCAGCAACTGCATTTGACGTATTCTATGGTTTCACAACCGCATTCAACTTAGCAGCAACTCTTGGTGCTGAACTAGGTGAATCTTTCGCAGAGAAAGTTGATCAACGTGTTGCTGGCGCATTCTTGTCATTCAAAGTTGATGCAGGCAATGAATACTATTCAACAAGTGCTGATGGTTTCGCACGTGTTAAGCAACTAGGCGCAATGGATCTAATGGCAATTGGTGAAACCCCAACAGCAGTTGAGCCAGGCTTTACTTCAACTTCAGTTCTAGAACTAGTTCGTAACGTTAAGTTAAACTGGAAAAAGGCTCGTCTACCAGGTTCACCAGCATTGATCCTTGATCAAGATACTCAGTTCCGTCTATTAGGCGAATTAACTGGTGGTGCTATTAGTCAAACCGGTGGTTCAAATCTATCCGATCTAGGTAACGAATTGTTATCAAGCGGCAAGATTGAAAACATCTATGGTTGCATGGTAATGTTCACAACCTTCTTATCAACTGCTACTCGTACAGTAGGTGGTTTAGGTTCAGAAGTTCTTGTTGGTGGCTATGTTGGCGATCAAGCAATTTACACTGTTATGAAACAGGGTCTTGAGATCAAGATGGGCGAGAAGCCTGGTGGATTGCAAATGTGGTTAACTGGTATTGGTTACTTTGGTTCTGGCGCAGGTGATTTGCGTCGTGGTGGTGCAATTAACGTTCAATTGTTCACAGTCTAATCAAAGCAAACAAATACTATAGGAGAATTAAATGAGTGTTCCATTTCAAAGAATTTCAACAGCAACAGTAACTGATATTCAGTTCTATGACCCAGCGGCTGAAAAACGTGCTGCAAGTCTTGGAGTTGATTGGGACACTTATTTTCATGTAGGCTCACAAGAGATTTTATATCAATTGGAGTTTGGTTGGTGGCCAAAGTATGTAGAAAATACTTGGGGTGCTTGGTATTTCAAGAACAATGCACAAGGAAAGATTGTTTCGGCATTCAATCCAAGTCAGTTAGTGAAAACAGATCAAACCTTAATTCGTTTGGATTGCTTTAAAGCAATTGCAATATTTTACGAAAGTTTAGTAACCGATGTTTCAAACATCAATGAAGTTGATAAAGTAAACTATGATCATAGCATTGCTCGCTATCTCACAGAATACGAAAAGGCAACACAACTATCAAACTTCTATGATTTGTTTCAAGATGGGTTTATTTCTAAACTTGAAGAAAATTATCAAGCAGACGTTGATTTCTTTCAGGGTGACAGGAGATATTTCTAAATGGCAAGTCCATTAATCACGACTGAACAAGTGGCTGAGTATTTCAAAAAACTTAAAACGGGTTTTGAAATATTTCAAGAGTATGCGGTTAACAAGGAAGTAAATCGTCATGGTATATATATCAATGACCCTTCTGAGGCAAATCGTTCACCTTATTCACTTGCGGTAAATTATGGAGGAAACATTTATGAAAGTAGTGACCAAATGTTTATCATATTGGTTACCTTTCAAGATGATATTAACAAACCAAAAGCCGAGAAAGCAATTACTGATATTATCAATGATAATGTTTTATTGAATGGATACCACAAACGTGAATATACCATGCAGCAAACTTATCTTAATAGAGCAGAATACAGAACTTATAGTTTTAGTTTAACTAGATTAGAATTCCAATAAACCATTACACAAGGAGAAATTACAATGGCACGCATTACAACTAACACGACTGGTACACAACCAGTCATTCACATTGGATTGGTAGGGGCTAACCTTGCAAATTCAAGCGTATCAATAGCACTTCCGTTTGTGCAAGATGTTACCGTTACTAACAGTACTGGTGTATATTCTTACATTACATTTAGTGATGTTGATACTCGTAAATTAAGTACACCAGCAGATAATGAAATCTCAACAAACGTTGTTATTGACAATGAAGCATATTTTGGTAACGTAACTGCAACTGCTAATACAGCGGCTGCACTTGGTGTTGCTAGTGTTTCAATCAACAAACAAACTGTTGACTTCAAGATTTATTTGAATGGCGTAGGCGCAAATGCTTACTTCTATTCAGGTACTGGGTTCTTAACAAACTTGGCTCCAACAGTAAGTCCAGACGCACCAGTTTGGGTAACACCATTAACAATCGCTGTTGATGGTCCACTAACAGTTGGTAAAGTGTAAGTTTAATTACACTTAATAATAGGGATGTTAAACGCATCCCTATTTTTTTATCTTAGGAAAACAAATGAATGAGGACAAAAAACCAGACAGAGTTTGGATTAAAACAAATGAACAAAAATTAGATGCATTAATAGCAGATGAAGTAAAGCAAGCACCCATGCTTGAAGAAATGCTAAATACAGTTAAGCAATTAAAAGCGAAAAATAGTTTTCGTATTGCTTTATTAAACCAATTAAAAGAGGACAATAACAAATGAAATTATCACAACTAACCGCAAAACCGCAATTGATTCTAGTGCAACTAGATGATGCAGAAACAATCAAAGAATTTAAAGAGCCAATTGAATTCCATACATGGGATCGTCAACCAATGGACATCTTTATGAAATTGGCCAGCGCAACACAAGAAAATACTGGTAACATAATTGATATTGTAAAAACCCTAATCTTAGATGAGAATGGTAAACCCGTTCTTACCGATGATGTAATGCTTCCAACTAATGTTTTGATGAGAGCAATTACTAAAGTAACTGAGATGCTGGGAAAGTAACCAGCGGCAAAATTGATATTAATGGATCAGAGATGGGCCTGATTCTAACAATTGATGCGATAGCAGAACGTTACAAAATGCTACCAAGTCATGTGTTAGAATCAGCAACAACATTTGATCTTTATATCCTTGATGCTGCAAAAAGTTTTTACAATTATCATGAAAAGAAAGCAAACGGTCAGGTCGCAGAAAATTTCTCTGTTGACGAAATGGCTGAGATGATAAAAAAAGTAAGGGATTAAAATGAGTATAAAATTTGAATTGCTGATTAAAGATAACATAACTTCAAGTCTTGCAAAGATACAAAAGAAGTTGGATCAATTGCCACAAGAGGCATTCAATTTTTATAAAGATATTACTCCTGTAAAAAGTGGAAATGCTCGTAAAAAAACAACTTTCAATAAGGCTAAAGAGGAAATCAAAGCCTCTTATCCTTATGCTCAACGTTTGGATGAAGGTTATAGTAAACAAGCACCACATGGTATGTCAAAGCCTACTGAAGATTTTATCGCAAAACGTAGTAGACAAATTATAACAGGAAAATAATTCATGGCTGATTTAACCTATACAGTTGGTGTTGAAACATCACAAGCACAACGAAATTTAACATCATTACAACAAAACCTTGGTAAACTAACAACTTCATTTGGTGGTCTTAAAACTGCCGTAGCAAGTATTGGTTTTACTTCTTTATTATCAAGTGCCCTATCATATGCTGATGCAATATCAGACGTTGCCACTGCAAGTAATGTTGCTGTTGGTACTGTGTTGGCATTTGGAAAAGCAGTACAAGCAAACGGTGGTGAAGTTGATAGCGCACAAAAAGGCTTATTAAAATTAGTTCAAACAATTGATGATGCTGCTCAGGGTAGTGCAAAAGCCCAAGATGCATTTAATGAAATTGGAATAAGTTTAAATGATCTTGCTACATTAAGTGAAGAAGATTTACTTAAGAGAACCATTGATGGTTTAAGCAAAATTGATAGTAATAGTAAACGACTTGGTCTTACTGTTGATTTATTAGGTAAAAGTTTTAGAGGTGTTGATATCAGAGGCGTTGGTGCTGGATTTGCTCAAGCCAGTATTGATAGTCAACAATATGCAGCATCAATTGCAAAAGCCGCTGCTGTTCAAGACAAGTTAGAAAAAACAATCGGTGATTTTAAAATTGCATTATTGAGTGCGATTGAACCATTGCTTGATATGGTTAGCGGATTGAATTCCAGCATTGAAGTTATTAAAAATGTTGTTAAATTTTTATTAATTATAGCAGCAGCCGCAGCATCATTATTTGTTTTTGGTAGAGTAATTGCAGCAATTGCAAGTGGATTAGCAACTTTAGGTTTAGCCGCTGAAACTGTTTCAAGTGTATTTTTGAATTTAAGTTTGCGTTTTACAACTGTTTCTAGAGTAGGCGCTTTATTTTCTGATGCAATGGCATGGGTTGGTGTTCAACTTGGTCGTTTGGTTACTATATTCCCAGCAGTCGGAGAATGGATTGCTTATATCGGAACAAAGATGCAATCAGTTGTGGTAGTATTTACCGCAGCCGCAACCGCAGCAGCCTTATATTGGAAAGAACTTAAAAACTTTGCTGGCTTTAGTGATAAGGCTGCTGAAGCCGATAGACGTTTGCAAGAGGCAATGAAGAATTCAACTCATGGGCAACGTAGTGAAGAAATTAAAAAACAAGGTGCTGCTCAGCGTGAAGTAATTGATGCAACTGCAAAACAAGTAAAAGCAATTGGTGAATTAGGTAAAGCATACCAACTTCAAAATAAAGCAGCAATTGAAACAATTAATGCAGAAACTCAATTACTTGGTAAGAGTGATTATGCAATTGCAATGAAACGTGCTGAACTTGATATCACTGCAAAAAATAAAGCAGAGGTTGATAAGTTAACTCAAGCCAAAATTGCATATTTAAATTCAACTGAGAATGCAAGTCCAAAGGTTATTGCTGCATATGATAATGAAATCAAAAAGGTTAAAGAAGGTCTTGCTGCTGATATCCAGCGTGTGCAAGTTGCCACTGATGGCTATCAACAACGTATTATGGTTCTTGATCAATTTGCTGCCAGACTTGAAGAAGTCAATCAGATGGAAGAATATGCAACCAAACAAGGTGAAGCATTAACTGAAAGTTATAAATCAGTTGTTAAACCACTACAAGAAGCAAATAAAACAATTGAAAAACGGTATGATTTAGAAAAATCAATGCGCGGTATGAATGATTACCAAATTGAAACAGGCAATCAAATTTTTGATATTGAAGAAAAACGCAATCAGGCTTTAAAAGAAATAAGAGATAATACCTTATTGACAGTTGACGCACAAAAGATGATGAGTGATGAAGTTGTTGCAGGTTACGATAAACAAATTGCAATGACTAAAAGAAATCGTGATGAACAATACAAATATTCACGTGAATTTTCAACTGGTTGGAACAAAGCCTTTAATGATTATGTTTCACAAGCAACTAATGCAGCCAACTTAGCAAGTCAACAGTTTGGTGCGTTTACTAACTTTGTTGATAGTGCAATCAATCAATTGGTTGATAATGGTAAGATCAGTTTCAAGAGTTTAGTTGACAGTTTAATTAAAGAATTGTTGAAAGCAGAATTAAAGAATGCAATTGGTTCAGTTGCCGCAGCAATGGGTGGTATTGGTAAAGCAGCAGGTGGAGCAGGTGCTGCTGCAAGTGGTGGCGGCATTGGTGATTTTTTAAGTACAGCCTGGGACTTTGGTAAAGGATTACTTGGTTTTGCAAATGGTGGAAATCCTCCAGTAAACAAGCCAAGTATTGTTGGTGAACGTGGACCTGAAATGTTTATACCAAAGACTGCTGGAACAATCATTCCAAATGGTGGTGGTGCTGTTAATAATACCTATAATACATATAATATCAGTGCCATTGATAGCAAATCAGTTGCTCAAATGTTCTCAGAAAATCGTAGAGCATTGCTTGGAACTGTTCAAGCAGCGCAAAAAGAATTACCATATAGAGCAAGATAAGGATAAACAATGTCATTACAAACAATAATTAACAATTCAAATCAACTTACGATTAATCGTCGTAAGATGGTTGGTATTCAATATACAAGAAATGAAATCCCAAGAGTTAGTGAAACACCTACAACTAATCCATGGCGCTTTACAGTTTCACTTCCAAACAATTTACGTTATGGTACTGCTCGTAGCGTGTTAGAAGCAGTTGATAGATTAGATCGTGTCTTGCCTGAAATAATTACATTTAGCAATTTGCCATCATTAAGTTGGATTTTTCGTTATCAAGGTACTGCAACTCTTTCGCAATTGAATACAATCACTGTTTCAAGTTTTGTTGGTAATCAGTTGACATTAACTAACTTGCCAGTCTTGCCCTCAACAGCAGTTTTGTTTGAGCCAAATGATTTAATTCAGATTGGAACCAACCCTTACCCATTTACAGTTAGTTCGCAAGTTGTAAGAGGATCAAGTGGTACTGTTACAGTAACAACTGGTAGACCAAACATCTTAACAAATCCAGTAGGTGGCAATTCAATCATTGTTGGTAACGCTTGTCAGTTCAGAATGTTTTGCCCCAACATGCCTACGTATAAATTAATAGTAGGCGGAACAACTTACCAAGGCAATGTGTTAACAGGTAATGCATTGATTGAATGGTCAAGTGATTTTGAACTATATGAATATGTGGGGTTAGCATGATAAGTTTAATAGACGATCCAATGATTTCAAATGAATCACCGATCAAATTTCCAACAAGAGAGTTTGGTCATAGTTTTGTAGCACAACCAGCAATTGCTTCATCAGCAGAATCAATTGGTGATGTATTTGAACAAACGAAACCAAAGTGTGATGGATGTGGTAATCCATTAACAGGCACTGAATGCCTTAACTGCGCACAACAAACAATACTATGAGTACATACATTCCACAGGTTGATAATACTTCAAAAGTATTGAATGCTGAATTTGTAAAAATGACTATCTATAATCAGGATAATACAACCAGCGTTTATACTTTTAGTTCAAGTTATAAAAATGAAACCATCAATGGTACAGTTTATTTGGCATTAGGTGGTTTGCTTAATGTTGGTTCACAACAACGAGATATTCGTGTTACCAGTTTTGATACTGCTATAACTTTAAGTGGCATTGGAAGCGAGAACATTTACATTGTAATGGCAACCAAACTTAAAGGTAGTTTGATTGAAGTTTATCGCGGCTTTTATGATAACAATTATAATTTGGTAAATACTGTATTACGATTCAATGGTATCATAACAAGTTATACAATCAGCGAAGATTTAGATACCGATAATAGAAATGATGTATTTACAATTGTTGTTAATTGCAGTTCATATAAAACAGTATTAGAAAATCGTATTGCTGGTAGACAAACAAGTCCAAATCATTGGAATGAATATGAAGGTGCTCCATCAACATTTGATACTACAATGACCAATGTGCCAAATCTTACAAATGCTTATTTTGACTTTGGTGCAGCAGTAACCAATCAAGGAAAATAAGTTGGAAATTAGACAAGCAACCAAGCATGACATTAATCATTTAGTTGAAATGTTAATGCATTATAAAGATGCAACACCAGTTGAAAGATTTAGTTCATGTACACGAGAACGTTTACTTGAAGTTGTTAGTCATATTATCGCTGGTGCAGGCTTAGCCATGATTGCTGTTAAAGACAATCAACCAATTGGAATGTTGCTGGGAGTAATTGACTTAAATATATGGGATGAATCAATTCGTGTATTGAAAGAAGTAAGTTATTGGGTTGAACCAGAACATAGAGGTTCATCAGCAGGCTATCGTTTGATTAAGGAATATAGTGATCATGCAAGAAGTCTACATAATAGAGGAATGCTTTCCTTTTGGACAATAAGTAAAATGACAAATAGTCCTGATCTTGATTATTCAAGATTTGGATATGAGAAGATAGAAGAAACTTGGTATCAAGGAGAATAAATTAAATGCCTATATTCACAGCAATAGCATCATTTGTAGCAGGAGCAGTTGGTATTACATCAGCATTTGGTGTAGCCGCAGTTAACTTGGGAGTTCGTGTTCTTGCAACCAGCGTGATTTCAAGTTTGATTTCAAAACGTGATACCTCAAGTTCTCCAAGTGCTTCAGGTACAAGTGCAGCAGCACAAGCAGGTTCAAGAATTCAATTAAGTCCAGCAACTGATAACAAGTTAGGTATTGTTTATGGTTCAGCATTTGTAAGTCCAATCTTAGTTGATGCTAAGATCAGCACAGATCAAAAGACCATGTGGTGGGTTATGGCTTTATGTGAAGTCACTGATACAGGCACTCTTTCATTGGGTAATGTAAATAGTTTAACAAATTCTGATATATTTTGGGGTGATAAGCAATTGGTGTTTGGTGGAGCAGATAAAACAAAAGTAACTGCTTGGATCAATAGCAATGGGGAAACTGATACCAAATGCGCAGGTTATCTTGAAGTTTATTTATATCGTAATGGTAGTAGTTTAGGTGCCAACACTGCAACTACTGCAATTAACTTATTAAGCGATAGTCAAATTACTCCTGATCAACGTTGGAATAGTTCACGTTATACATCAACTGGTAAATCACCAACTATGTATCGTACAGCATTTGCGGTTGTTAAAATGATTTACAATCAAGATGCAGGTATCACTAACCTTGATCAGTTTAAAATCAAAGTAACAAATAGTTTAACAAAGCCAGGTGAAGTTATTTATGATTACTTGACCAATGCTCGTTATGGTTGTGGTATTCCAACAAGTTTAGTTGATGCAGGAAGCCTTGAAAGTTTAAACACTTATAGTGATCAATTGATTTCTTATAAAGCAGTTGATGGATCAAGCGCAACGCAACCAAGATATCGTATTAATGGCCCAGTTAATACAGGTCAAACTTGCTTACAGAATCTTCAAACAATGGTTGACAGTTGCGACAGTTGGTTGCAATGGGATGAAAGTGTTGCCAAATGGGCAGTGGTAATGAATCAAAGTTATTTGGATTATACCACATATGATGATTTGTTTATTATTGATTCTAGTAACATTACCAGCGGTGTTAATGTAACTCCAATTGATTTGAATAGTTCATTCAATGTTGTTGAAAGTCAGTTCCCAAATAGCAAGATCAAAGATCAATCAGATTATAGTTTTGTTTATCTTCCAACAGAAGATCAGAATCCAAATGAACCAATCAATAAACTTACTGTTCAGTTACCATTAGTAAACAACTCGGTTCAAGCACAGTATTTGGCTACTCGCAGATTGATTCAAAGTCGTGAAGACTTGATTGTTAGTTTTGGGATGGACTACTCGGGTATTCAAATTGATGCAGGTGATGTTGTTAGAGTACGTCATCCAGTATATGGTTGGGGCCCATTCCCAGCGAACCTAACGAATCCAGATAAGTTGTTTCGTGTTGAGCAAGTTCAAGAAGCCAAAGCAGAAGATGGTTCACTTGGTGTAAGTTTAACCTTAATTGAATACAATAATCAAGTATATGAAAATATCAATATTGATGATTATCAACCTGCTGCAAACACAGGCATTACTGATCCAACAATAATTGGAACACCAGCAGCACCAACAATAACTAACATCAATACAGAATCAAATACATTTGATGTGCAATGTATTATTCCAAATCCAGGTAGTGTGATTGCAATGGAGTTTTGGTATGGTCCTACTCCAACTATAGTTGATAACAATTATAAATTGTGGGACACACAAACCAACAGTACAACTCCTGTATATACTGCGGGTGATATTGAAACCACTAGCGTAGTTGGATTTCAACCAAGTACTTATTATTGGGCTGTTCGTGCGATTACTCAAACAACAAAGAGTGCATTCAGTGGAACAACAAGCCAATCATGGGCACCAACTCAGCCAGCAGCAAGAACATTGTGCGAACAAACTTTAAGTCAGGCAGTTGTTTACTCAGATACATTTAAACTATACAGTGCAAATACAAGAGGCAGTGTATTAACATGTGGTATTACTCCTGCAGAAAATGGTAGTGACTTTGGTGGCAAAGCAACTAATCAGATACAACTTGATGTTGGCATCAGTGCATATAGTGCAACTCAAACTAACAGTTTAGTTTCAGAAGTTTATATGGCAAATGATTATTTTAGAAAAACTGTTCGTGGTTTATGTACAGGAACAAATGGTTTCTTAATGGTTACCACTAATAATATCATGATGTTAGGTGCAATTGTTCCAAGTCCAGATCCAACAGCACATGAACTAAGTTGCTATTCATCAGTGTTTACTAGTACGGATCAATTAAATGCATGTGCTGCTAAACCAAATATGTATGTGGTTGGTGGCGCAAATGGCAAGATGTTTTATAGCGCAACTGGTTATAACAATTGGACAGCAGCAACAACGCCAACTGATTTTGCAGGCAAAACAATTTATGACATTATCTATGTTACAAGTTTAAACTTGTTTGTTGCAGTTGGTGGAATCTTAAGTGGTCCAGTAACTGGTGGCACTGCTTTTATCATGACAAGTTCAGATGGTATTACTTGGACTACAAGATTAAATCAAACAAGCAAAAATGGATTATTATGTGTTGCATTTAACGGCACAACATTTATGGCAATTGGTAATAGTTTCTTGGTTGCAAATTCAACCAATGGAACAACTTGGACAAACAGTTATGCATCAGGTGGCAGTACTTTTGCAATGTATGGATTAACTTGGAATGCAACCAGTAATCTTTGGATAGCAGTTGGTGATAGTTATCCTGCAGGTGGTAATCGTGTTAGCAAGATCGTGACTACTCCAGATACAAACAATTGGACAGTAAGATATACGGGTGCGGCTAATACTAGTTTGCGCGGTGTTGCAAATTACTTTAATGTTTATAACGATAATTTTGCTGCAGGTGCTGAAGGTGAAATTGTTTATTCAAGTAATGGTACTACTTGGACAAGTCAACCAAGTCCATTTACTGGCACTTATAATCTTTGTAAACAATTTGATGGTAAGTTTTATTTGATGGGCGAAAATATCTTTTACAATAATGTAATAACAAGTCCACCATTAGTTTGGGATGTTAATGATGCAAGTCAAGTTTTTCAAGTTATTGCTTTTTGGGATACCTATAGAATTTGGAACTTTGGATCAAGCCCAAATAGTTCATATGATAATACTACACAAGCAGTACAAGATCAATTGCCAAACAATATTCCAGTTGCAGCAACAATAAAAACAGGTGCATATTTGGCAGGTGTTCCAGTAAAGTTTATTTTAGTAGCAGGAAATTTAAACAATCCATCAACCCCAGTAACTACTTTTGCAGGCAGAAAATCACTTGCAATCACAGAGTTCAAGGGTTGATAAATACAAATAGGAGATATAAAAATGAGTTTATTACTTAACGGCGCAAAAACTGCAACTATCGCAGGCGCTCCACTTCAGTGTGTTGAGATATACAATGGTGAGAGTTATACCTTTCCATTTACCTTTAAAGATAGTTCGGGTGCCGCTGTTAATATTACAGGTTGGACATTAGTACCAACGTGCAAATGGTATACTACTGTATTAACTTACGATAGTCCAACTGCAACTTCAACTACTGTTAATCTTACCAATTTAACATTGTTAAGCCCACAACCAACTGCACCTTCTGGGTTAGCAGCAGCAGTTACAAACGGAGCAGCAGGGGTTGGATACTTATATATCCCATCAACAATCAATGGTTCACAGACAATTGGTATTGATGCAAGTCCTGCATTGCTTGCAGTTGTTACTCTTACAGTTACACGCACTGATGGATTAAGTTCATTAAGTGATGTAAATAAAGAACCGATTGGCTTGATCATAAGGTACATCTAAAATGTCTGAAGTTAACTTACAATTTACAGTTAATTCATTCTCAAGTACAATGACAGTGGCTACCAATCAAATGGTAGTTAATCCTGTTTCAACTGACCTAACTGTGTTTGCTGGCTTTGCTGCATTTCCTCCACAAGGGGGAGCGGGCAATGGTCAAGTAATTTTTAATAATGCCGGCTTATTTGAAAGCAATATGGCATTTACTTTCAATAGCGCAATTGGTTCATTGGGTGTACCTTCAATTAATGTTGGTTCAATCAATGCTACCGGAAATCTTATTGTTGGTAATGTAACCAGTACTGGTAACTTATCTTTGTTTGGTAATGTAGATGCAAAATCAATTAACCTCAGTAATGGTGGTAATTTGGGGGCAATTACTGATCTTAGAATTGCTGGCGGCAGTGATGGTCAATATCTAAGAACAGATGGCAACGGTATTATTAGTTTCCAAACTTTAGCAGCATTGGGACCAACTGGATCATTACAGTTCAACAATGGAAATCTTATTGATGGTATTCCAAATGTTACGTATAGTGGCGGCAATCTTAATTTAGGTAATAGCAATACTGTTAAACTTACTGGTGGTACTAATGGTTATGTTTTACAAACTGATGGTACAGGTAACTTAACATGGATGCCACAAGCAGGTAATATTTTACCAGGTAACGGAATTCCAGGTGGTGCTAATTCACAAGTACAATTTAATAATGCAGGTATCTTTGGTGGAGACCCTGGCTTTACTTATGATAAAAATTCAGATACATTAAGTGTTGCAAATTTATCTGTTACTGGAAGCGTAATTGGAAGTTTAACAGGTAATGCAATATTTGATACACTTTCGGTTAACGGTACAACTCAGATTCAGCAAGGCTTTGAAAAAGCCAGTATTCAAACTGCTGCATTAACAGGTAATGTTGATTGGAATATTTTAGATGGTGCTGTTCAATTTTACACAGTTTCTTCTACTGGAAATTCAATTATCAATTTCAGAGGCAATTCAATAGTAACTTTTGATAATGCTGTTCCAACTGGAAAAAGCGTAACTGTTGCATTGTTATCTACTATGGGTGTTGGAAGATATTGGCCAACATCAATAAAAATTGATGGGACTGCTCAAACTGTAAAATATATTGATAGTGCTGCCCCAAGCAATTCTTCTCTTTATGCAAATAGTATTGCTTGTTTTAATTATACATTTATTAAAACCGCTACAAATGCTTTTACTGTCTTAGGTAGTTTCAATTCATTTATTTAAGATAACAAATAAAATATGCCATTAACAACAACAATCGGTGCATTCAGTAAACAAGCATTGGGATTATCAGCAGGTATTAACGGTAAAGGTTGGATTACTGTTGGATCAACTAGCCTACAAATAGATCAAGTATTTGGTGTTCTTGTTGATTCAAATAATAATGTTTATTTTCCTTCAACTGATCAAGAACAAACTGCCGGCGGTGCTCAAGATCAAGCCTTGTTAACAAAACTTAATAGCGAAGGCATTGTAAGTTTCAATAAGGTTTTACAAAATAGGGTCACTCCTACCCCTGCTTTAGATTCATCATTTTATAGTTCATCTATTGATAGTCTTAATAATGTAGTTGCAATTGGTAAAGCATTAAATCCAACAACTTCGCAAGTATCTGCAATTGCAGCAAGATATAATTCATCAGGAAATTTATTGTGGCAAAAATATCTTGGATCAAACACTGATGCAATTGATGTGGCTTGTACTTCTGATGGTAATAGTTATATAAGTGGTTTTACACAATCTAATCAAATTTATTCTGGGATTATTATAAAACTTAATTCTAGCGGTACTGTTCAATGGTCAAAAAGCATAACCGAGCCAAATTCTGGTCAATATATATCTAGATCAGTTAGAAGTGTTACCGTTGATAGCGCAGGAGATGTTTATGCTTTTTATCAGGATGCGATAGTTGGTTCTTATATTTTCAAATTTAGTTCAAATGGAACATTCGTTTGGCAAAAAAAAATAAGTAATACTACTACTTTTCCTGATACATTTGCATTAAGTTGTGATGGCAATTACGTATGTGCCGTATATGATTCTGGTTATTATGTGTTTAATAGTAGCGGAACAATTTTACGACAAAAACAAATTACTGGAGATGGTATTGTTAAAGGTGCTGTATTTGATAGTTCCGGCAACATATATATTACAAAAGAGATTAGTTTGGCTGGTGCATCCAAAACTATCGTGATGGGAATTTCACAAACTGATCAATTATTGTTTGCTAATCAAATCTCAGTTGATAATCGTGAAATGAATCCTAGAGGTATTGCATTTAAAAATAACTTTTTATATGTTACAACGTTTGCTTCACCCGGATCAACGTTGGAAACTTGGGTTTTTAAATTACCCGGTAGTGGTGCTATTCCAAAACGTGGAGTTTATGCAATTGTATATTTGACGAATACTTATCTTTGTAGATATAGTAACAGTTCACAAACATTATCAACTGGATCAATTTCACTAACAACTAGCACCTTGATTTTTACTTCTCCTACTATAGCAGTAACTTCAAGTACATTAACTGATACAAGTAGTGTTTGGAATGCAGTAACCAAACCAATTTAACGTAGCATAAATAGATATAGACACCCTTGATGCGAAGTGGCGCATTTGGGGTCAACATGCGAGACAGCAGAGGAGAACTAAAAATGGCAAAATTCGCCAACGACACCCTTACCCAAGTTGCGGGATTTGATGGACAAATCTTAGCACAAGAACTTGTGTACAATCAAAAAGACTTTTGGAATCAAACTTGGAGCACCAATGTTAATGGAGTCACAACTCCCATTGACTTAACTGGTGTTACGATTGATGCCCAAATAATCCGCAGAACAATCACTGATCTTCAAGACGGCAGATATGGTCTTGAATTCAACATCTTTGATTATCCAGGTGCAATACCTATCTCAATGACAATTACCAATCGTATTGATGCTCAAGGCAAGTTTACTCTTGTAATTGACGATGCAACTTGGAATGTAATGGCAGATGATCCTGAACTAAACATTGCAGTCAATGATCCAGTTTGCTTTAGTGGTAGAATTAAACTAAGTTTTCCAAGTGTTGGAACAACACCAGCATTTGATGAGCAAGTATTCTTGCTATTCTTAATTCGCAGTGATGGAGTTGTAAACTAAAATGGCTCAACAAATAACAATAAATTCAGAGAATAAATCCATTGAAGTTAGCATCACTGCGAAAAGTAATATCTCATTGGAAGTTTCAAGAGCAGTCAGTACAACTGGTGTTCAGAATATTACTGCTGGCAATAATATTCAAGTTTCTAATGCTACTGGTAATATATCAATTGCAACTACAAACGCAATGTCAGTTAGTGGTAACATTACTGCAAACTATTTTATTGGTAACGGCAGTCAGTTAACTGGTTTACCTGAACAATATGGCAATGCTAACGTTGCTGCTTATATGCCAACTTATTTGAATGGCAATATATCAAGCAACATGATTCCAACAGGAAATCTTGTTTACAATCTTGGTAGTGCAACTCATCGCTGGAAAGATTTGTATTTAAGTGGCAATACAATTTATCTTGGTAATTCAACAATCAGTTCAGGTCCAAATGGCATCAGCGTAAGTGGTAACTTATCAGGTGATGGTTCACAACTTACACATTTGAATGCTGCTAATGTTGAAGGTACCTTTGCAAATATCGCAATTGCGGTTGCTAACTTGCATGTTGCAGGTGGATCCAATTCATATGTATTGCAAACAAATGGTTCAGGTAATTTATCGTGGACTGCAAAAGATACAGGACCTCAAGGACCTCAAGGCCCACAAGGCATTCAAGGTGAACAGGGCATTAAAGGGGATACTGGTGACACTGGCGCAACTGGTGCTACCGGACCTCAAGGTATTGAAGGCCCACAGGGCCCACAAGGCATTCAAGGTGAACAGGGCTTTCAAGGACCGCAGGGCCCACAAGGAGATACAGGTGCAACTGGTGCAACTGGTGATCAAGGACCACAAGGACCGCAGGGCCCACAGGGTGAACAGGGCATTCAAGGTATAACTGGCGATACTGGCCCACAAGGTCCTCAGGGTATTCAAGGTGAAACTGGTATTGGTATCAATCTTAAAGGTGAAGTTGCAACCCCAGAGAATTT